AATATAATCATGTTATTGTTGAATCGACCGTTCGGTGTAGTGCTTACAGCCTTGACACCATCAAAGAACTTACGTGCTGCAGGCTTGCTACCCATAATCACTTTTATCTGTTCTTCGGGCTTACGCAATGTTTTGATCTGCGATTCCTTAGTACAGAAGCCGATCACAGTATTACCCTTGACACCAATACTCTTACCGTATTCGTCAGCAACATAGTGATGAAGTTTACGCTTCTTAGTGTCATAGACCCAAGCCTCACTACAGCCATGAAGTTTAGTTGGGCTGATGCTAGTGAGTTCAAGTTTCTCAAGTTTGAAAGTCTTGAGATACTTGAGACGCTTGACGACCTTCTCGACTGGTACAGGCTTTTTAGCACGGGGCTTCTTGCCTGCTTTCTTCATACCGACATATGCGTTAAGATCGGCGATGACAGTTTCAATCGTACTAATGATGTTACGCAACTGAATCTTGCCGAAACGCTCATAGGCTTCATTCAACTGCTCATCTTTACCTGACGCAACATCATTGTATTCGTCCAACTTTGCCTGCCACGCACTAATGAGAAGCGGGACATGCTGGGGTAGAATGTTGCTTTGTGACAACACATCGATTGCCTTGATGCCGTCTTTGCCAGCACCCTTCTTCAAATAATCGTCCCAGAGACCCTCAAGTTCACCGCCAAGATTCAGAGTGCGCTCACGCATGATCTCCTGCACATTGGGTCGATTAGACACAACAGGACCGTCTGTAGTGTCCTCAGGCTGAGTCAGTATGATGAGACGATTGACCTCATCCTGCAACTTAGTAAGAGTGTCATTGTCAACTACGCTACCACGAACGATACATCGTGCTAGCCATCCATATGTGGGCTTTACATGGCGCTCATTGACACGGCGTAGTGTTTTCGCAACTTGTTGCTTTCCTGCAACTTCAAGATACTGTGCAATAAACTCACGGGCGTCCTTCTTGTCATAGAAGTGATTGTACCACCCAAATGCTTTTGCGAGGTCCCAAGTAGTGCTGACTGCATCAGCATCGAATTTGGGCTCGGGCCCGATGTACTTCGCGTCAGGGTCGCGGGGGTGCAACTCTTTAATATCTTTAAGCTTTGACATACGATACTCCGTGAATACTACTCAACTTATATATTATAATACCTTGCACATATAGAGTCAAGCCTTTGTAAGTCATTGATTCTTAAACTAAATACATATATGCCAAAGCTGTCCCTTTACTCCCCTACTAAGCAAAATGACTACAGATTCATGGATAAGTCCATATCTGAGATGCTTACTGTTGGGGGTACAGACTTATATATACACAAGTATCTTGGACCCAATGCTAGCACTCCTAGCGTAGATTTTACACAACCTCAATATGATCAACTTGATCCTACGAATATACAGGATCTATTGTTTTTGGAAAATAGAGATAGGATATATGATTCCAATATCTATCGTCTACGTGGCCATTATAATGTTCAGAATCTTGATTTCGATCTAAGCCAGTTCGGCTTATTCTTGAATAATGACATTATATTCATCACCGTCCACTACAATGATATGATCGATATCATTGGTAGAAAGCTTATGGTGGGCGATGTTCTTGAGCTACCGCATTTACTTGACTACAACCCATTAAAAGAAACTATACCAGTTGCATTGAAACGCTTCATGCAGATAACAGATGCAAACTATGCTAGCGAGGGTTTCAGTCAAACTTGGTATCCACATCTATGGCGCATAAAGTGTGAACCACTGGTCAATAGCGAAGAGTTCGCACAAATACTGCAAGAGCCAATAAACAAAGACAACTATCTAGGAATGTGGGATAAGGATAAAGTATATCCACCGGGATATGTCATATCTTATGGGGAATATAACTGGAAGAGCAAGATAGAAGTTCCTGCAGGCATTGCCCCGCCTAATCCTACTTATTGGGAAAAAGACACAGCAGGTATGTTGAGTGATATTCTCTCGACATACAATAAAAATATTGATATCAATAACGCTCAGTTACAAGAGGCTCAACGCCTTGTACCTAAGGCAGGTTATGATCGTAGCAAACTATATGTAGTACCTACATATGGGCCTTATGAAAGTAACGGTGTGCTTAGTTATAAAACCAATCAGCCGGCTCCTCCTATAGATGTGTTGACTTTCGGTGGCGGCGCACCGCAGACTACCGTAACAGGTCAAGTAGTTTATATGAGGAACCCTAGATATAAAACTGCTAGTCCAGTCATAAAAATAAGCAAAGAAGCAGTTAAAAGCATATGGGATATGACTGCTGACATGGACTTGTCTGCTAAGATTGATAAGTTCATGCAAGCAAGTTTAGAGATAAAAGAGATCGCACCAAAAAGATTAGATACTGGCGGCGGAGCAGTAGAAGGAACAAAAGTTTTAAGTGTTTATAGCGTAGGACCTATCACTAGTCCATATGGTACAGCAGACAATACATATGCTACTGCTGATGCTGATCCTACTGCACCAGGATTTACAGGTAATATAAGTCCTCAAATGAACTGGCGTGCAGACTGCGACCCTCGTTTTCAATATATTTCTCGTAGCACACCTAGATCATTTGGTTATAGCACAGGCTATCTAGACGGTGATGGGCAAGCACCAAACGGTTCTCCAAGCGGAGCAGGAATAGCATTTCCACAAAATCCGCAAGTTGGTGATTACTTCTTACGCATAGATTATTTTCCAAATATTTTATATCGTTGGGACGGTCAGTTATGGGTAAGAATCAGCACCAATGTCAGAACTGCAACAGGATTTGATGAGAATGATCAATCACAAGTATCAGGATTTATAAATAATCAAAATCAAATATTCTTGCAAGAGACAGGTAACGTTGTGCCAGAAGCACAACCTCTATCAAGCATATTACAGTTACCACCAGATCCAAATCCTCCACAACCATAAGAGTAATGCATGGCACAGTTTTTTTACGACAATCAGATACGTAGATTTTTAATACAGTTTGCTAAGATTTTCAGCAACTGGTATGTGACTAGAGGAAAAGATCCTGCAGGAAATAATATATTGATACGTGTTCCTGTAATGTATGGTGATCAGAGTAGGCAGGTAAGTACAATAATAGCTAATAATAGTCCTAGTAATCTACCTAGTGCACCTATGATAACTTATTATATAACTGGTTTAGAATATGACCAGCGAAGAACTCTAAACCCTACATTTATTGATAAGATGAATGTACGTCAAAGAGAGTATAACAGCGAAACACAAAGTTATGAGCAGACACAAGGGCAAGCATTCACTATAGAAAGATTGATGCCAGTACCTTATACACTACGCTGTCAGGTAGATTTTTGGACTACTAACTATCAACAAAAACTAGAAATAATAGAGCAGCTAGGTACTTTGTTTAATCCGGCACTAGAAATACAAAGCACAGATAACTTTGTTGATTGGACTTCATTAAGCGTAGTATTCCAAGATGGATTGACTTTTAGTAGTCGTAGTATTCCCGTAGGTACACAAAATCCTATAGATGTATTAAGCTGGAAGTTTTATATGCCTATATGGATCAGCACAAGCAGCAAACTTAAAAAGATGGGTGTCATTCAAAAAATCATTGCCAGCATTTACAAAGGCACTGCATTACAAGATATACAGGATGAGGATTTATTGTTGGGCACTAGACAGAAAATAAGTCCATATGGATATAAAGTTTTATTATTAGGTAATTCATTGCAGTTATTACCTAACGGACAAACTTTCCAAGATCCGTCAAATACAAGTTTAGATATTCCTGATAGTCCTAATACAAGCTTATATTGGTCTAGCTTATTGAACGTATACGGTAATGTAAAACCCGGCATAAGCCAGATATGGTTACAAAATCCCTACATGGAAGATGATATTGTAGGTACCATAGTACCCGATCCAATAGACGATAGGTTATTGATTTACAATATTGATCCAGATACATTACCACAAAATACACTTAATCCAGTAGATGCTATAATCAATCCTTTATTGCAAGGTCCTAATGCAGGATTGCCAGGACCTATCAATGGTCGTAGATATTTGATAGTAGAAGACATAGGTAGCGAGGGTAGTAGCACAGTAGCTTGGGGTACATTAGTAGCAAGTGCAAATGATATAGTGCAATATAACGCAGGTACAGGACAATGGTCCATATCTTTTGATGCTAGTGAAGCAACAGATGTTGAGTATGTAACAAATCTAACTACCAATGTACAGTATCGTTATGTTAATACAGAAGGTCAATGGATGAAATCATATGAAGGCTGGTATGGTGAGGGAGATTATTCTATAGTCATTTGATTACAGATAAATCAACGTATGAGTGTTTCAGCCGGTATATTCTTTTACGCTAAATCTACAAATCGTTATCTCTATCTATTAAGGTCTGATAAAACACCTAGCTGGAGCATACCCGGTGGTAAGATAGAAAAAAATGAGACTTTGCTTGAAGGTCTTGAAAGAGAATGCAGCGAAGAGATGAATGTATGGAATAAAGAATGGAAACTAATACCTATACAAAAGTTTACTAATAACAGTTTCACATATAATACATTTTTCTGTGAAGTTTCTCAAGAATTTACACCGGAGCTAAATGACGAACATTGTGGTTATGCTTGGGTGAATGATGACTTATATCCTAAACCTTTGCATCCTGGATTGTTTAGTACTGTGAATATTGATCTAGTTCAAGATAAACTGCGTATGCTTACGACACAAAACTAGCTACTAGCATTTGAAATGTTTCAAAACCCATAGCTCCTGCAACTGCAGCAGCGCCCATGACCATCCAGCGCACACGCTCAAGCACATTTACTTTTTCTGCTAACTTTTCATGAGATTCAGAATTAGAGGTCTGAAGTTCTTTAATCATATTTAAAGTATCTTCAGACCCCTTATCTATTGCACCACGCAAATCTTTGAAATCAAATTTGAGTTCATCGAACTTTTCATCAAGATTTCTGACTTGCACCTGTAGGACTGCGATGTCAGTCTCAGCTTGCTTAATTTTATTAACACGAACTGCTGCTGGCATCTTATTTTTCCTATTAGGAGTTTGTGATGGTTACTACTGGGTTCAATAGACCATTTGCAGTGTTTGCTGCAACTGCGCTGTTGAACGATGCTATAACGTCAGGATCAATGTTTGAAAGTACTGCTGTACCTGTACCTGAACCTGCACCAGTAGCAACGAATGTGATACCAGTCATGTTGGCAAATGCACCAACTGCTGTGAAGTCAGTTGTGCCAACAAACTCAATAGTATATACTGTACCTGCTACCAATGAAGCAGCAGCAACAGTTGTTGGGAACACTTCTGACCTATAGTCACTTAGTGACTGCACATATGCTGTTGAAGTATTAGCATAAGTTGCTGTGATTGTGAACGTGTTAGGTGATAATGCAGTGTTTGCTACATTTGCTGTATAGCAAGCCTGTGTTAGACCTGACGTTGTACCTTTTACGAGATACTTCATCTTTCCTTTCTGACGAACGATAAAGCCTGCTTCCGGTGTGCCATATACATAAGCAGCACCTGATACGTTTGCACTTGCGTTGGCTGCAAATGTTGCGAATACAGCATTTGCGTTTGCTATGTCATCAATAGTACCAAGAATGTTACCATCAACGTCATAAACGATTGTACCGTCTACGAATGTGTTTGCAAAGTCTGTGCCAACACCGTCAATGTCTGGGCTATCATCAGCGACAGTTATTGTACCTGTTCCTGTTACACCCATGCATACGCCAACTAATACTTGGCTACCATAGATTGCTGTGTTACCACCAACTACACCATATGTATTTGCGTTAGTTGCAGGATAACCTGCGCCGCCGATTGGGTTATTGAAATATGCATCAACGACACCAACTGTTAATGCTACTGATTGTGCAGTAGTTGTTGCCAAATTAAACTTAGTGAAAGTTGGGTTTGCTGACAAT